GGATATCGTAGTCGAAGTGCCCCCTTGACACGCAAATACGCCAAGCTGAGCAGCTGACGCGTTTCCAGAAACCGTATTTGCTAGTTGAGTGCTTACTCCGCCAATTCTTCTAATGAAAGTCGTTAAAAAACCCCTAGAGGCCCCAACAAAACCTAACTGATGTAAGGCTTGATTGGTATTGCCCCTTATTCTTGTATTTATGTTGACTGCGCTTGAATACGAGAGTGACATATAATTAAATCCTGAAAGAGGTGGGCCACCCACGACGACGCCAGAAGTATCGACTTGAAGCATAGTTATAAAATAAGACAGGTGGCAATTGGTTAGGGGGAAATCCGCCGTATTGGAATTATTGTAGCCAGTAAGAAGACCAGTTGCCCCACCATCTGACGTCAACCCAGCTTTACGGTCATAGTTTCCCGTTAAAAATTTAACATTAAGGGGGGCGTTGCCTCTTAAGGGAACCAACGCCCCAGCTAGCGTTCTCGCCCCGCACAGAATACAGGAAGCAACAAGAAAATTCCAATTCCCGTCTGCCTTGCATCCAACTACAAAATTAATAATGGCTGTTTTTACCTCAGCTTCTAGAGCTTGACCGTCAGCAGTTTCAACTGCGTTGATATAAGCTAACGCATCCGGGTCGGGCCCAGAACTGGAGCTAGCTTTACGCGAAAAAAATAAACCTAAGCCGAGTTTCGGCATGGCTATTTATCCTGCCTTGTAGGCGATTACTTTTCCAGAGGTGAGGTCGTAGCTAGTAAACGGGCCGTAAATAATAGTGCCGGCGGTAAGGGTTACACCTACTAAACCGCCGACTGTAGAATTTAAAGCAGTCAAAGCTGAGAAAACTGTATCAGCAATAATCTGAATGGCGGCGAAATTACCCTCAACTAAGTTTGTGTCCGCTGTGTAAATAAACCCACGTTGGCCAAGGGATACGAGCCCGGCATCTGTGGGGGTAACGCTAGTAGCTAAATTTTCATCAAAAAAAGTTGGCATATAATTCTCCTATACTAATCGGGTAGCACAACGTAGCCAGCCCACACGTCAGCGGTTAGAGTTGTGTTCCCGGCGTTAGCCACAATTACTGCTAATTGGGGAATAGTGTTAGGCAATATCCCAGATTTATTTTGAGTCAACTGCTGTCCTGCCGTAAAAACAGTTGAGCTTGTTGTGCTACCATCAACGTCTACGGTTAAAGTGTTAGACAATTGATTGGATGCTATGGCTATAGTCACCGCGTCAATAGTGATTCCTGCTTTAAATACTTTTAGCTGAAGAGGAACTGTTTCGGTGCCGCTAATAGCTTTAATTCGGCATCCGAACTCTGTGACAACAGAAAACTGGGGGATGGAGGTAAAGGTAGCTCCGTACTCATCTACTGGCGTCGGAAAAACTGTATATAAGGGAGATGAGGCTGCGGTTAAGTCAAGATTTTTCCAAAACATCATTCGGCGAGTACCTGCTGCCGCACCAATATCTGATGGCTTTAAATTATTTAGAATTTGAGTGCTAAAAATAGAATTGACTTGAGCGGCCAAAACGCGGTCGACAGTTGCTACAGCAGAAGCAAAGAAAGGGTTGCGAATTGAATCCATAAAGTACTCCTATTGTGTGGTCTTATTTTTAATTGTCAACTATGTTTGCCAAAAATCTTTGACCAAAAGAATTCGGCAAATGTAGAAATCATAAATGTCATAACCGCTACGACTCCATAACCCATGTGGATATGCTTCTCAACCTTACCGATCCGCTGGTCATGTTTATCGCGGTCATCGAGCAAGGAATCAAGCTTCTCGTCCATGCGGGCGGTGCGCTCGACAAGGGTAAGTAGATGTTCATTTTCCATGGCTAAATATCCTATCGAGGGTGGGGTATAACCGTGATTTCATCTTATTGGCAGTATAGCTCTCAACACCCAGCAAAGGCAAGAATAGTTCAAAACACATCTCGAACGATTCCCTCTCAAAACAGGCTTTGGGTCTGGATGGCGGCTTCCCGGCTTCAAGATCTTGGAGGTCGTTCCAAGCTTGCTTGACCACAGCCAGGATCAGCTTATCCACGGCCTTACGCCATGCCTTGCTCGACAGCCTCAACCATACCCATTTCAGGAGAAGAAGTTTCCTCTTCGACTTCAACTTCAGCTTTTTTGGCTGGAGAAATCTCGACGCCTTCTACTGATGTTAGGTACATTTTGGGGCCTTTAAAATAACCACTGGCCATGAAGTCGAACGAATCGCCTTCAGCAACACCTTCCGGAGGTGTAAAGCCTTTAGGTACGGGGAACGATATGTTTTTCATATTAAATGTCTTTCTTTAGAAAATAGTGTGATCCCCCCAAGGGATAGAACCTTGGGGGGATCGATTAATTATTTAGGCATTCAGATTACGCAACAAGGTTAAAATAGTATTAACCTTTGCAGAAACAGAGGCCAAACCATTTTTAACTGCGGTCATGTCGTCTGTGAGCGACGTAGTCGCATTCGCAGCCGGAGCAGTGATTGCAGCAATAGTGTTGGCAGCCGTACCACCTGTTGAGTCAATGATTGCCGTCAGACTCGTTGTGGCTGAAGAGCCGGTCAAAGTGGATGTCCACTCTGGGCCGTTATTCAACACACCACGAACTTGGGCAGCCAAGACATTGTCTTGGGAACGCGTTTGAAGGGGAAAGCTCATTTAGAGTTCTCCTTTCTTCAATTAGCTAACGTAGTCAAGGCTGATGGCAGGCCGTGTGTGCAGGATGACATAGCCATACTGCGGGAACACGGGCCGAGCGCCACTGGCCACAACACCGCGGAAGTATCCGACATTGCCGTCCGGATTGAACTGCCGATCAAGGATGTTGACCCACTTGAACTCACCGCGGTAATTCTGAGCGTTAAAGCCCATCTTGTTACCAACGGCGATCGGGCTAGGAACCACGGAGCGCATAACATCTTGGTGGAAGATGTAGCTAACTTCGTAGGAAGCCGTCTCGTAAGCAGGGTTAATGTTGTAAGCCGTACCCTTGGTCGTGGTCTCCCTGCGGAAGGGGAACACGCGGATGAGCTTGTCATTGGTCGTATCAAACACGTTGAAGCGTGGAGGATACGGGTCGATGGAGTGGTAGAAACCACCGTAAGAACGCTCGATGCCGAGAGGCGTGAGCAATTCATTCGGTTTGGCATACCGGTAATCCTGGCGAATGTCGGCATTCAACCGGATCAGGTTTTCGCTGGTTTCGGCACCGCAGATGAGCATGAACACAGGGGCTCCGTTTTCACGGCCCATGGCTTGCGTGCCCGCGCCGTCGCGAATCAGCTTCATGTACAACCGTTTCAGGATACCTTGTGTCAGCTGGCTCTGAGGCAGAGCGTTAGCGGCAAACGCGCCGGAGGCGGCGGTTCCAGTTCCGGCCGTAACCGCACTGTAAACACCAACCAAGTCAGTCACGCTGATGCTGAAACCATTCGACCCAGTCGAGTTGACGGGGAGAATACCAATCGTGGAAGCGCTGGGGATAACGAGGTTACCTTCAGCCGCAACCTGCTCGGTGTACAACTGCCGATAACGGTCCTGCCAAACCAAGGAGGTCGACTCAGAGAGGACATCCATGATGTTGGAGAGCTGTTCTTTGCGTTTAACGGCAAAGCGCAAATCTTCCAGGGCGATATCAGGGGAATCAACCGAGGCCCACTTCAAGCTGTACTGACGGAGCTTTTGTCCGAAAGTAACGCCAGTGAGGGGGATGGGGAGTGCGTTTCCAGCCGTTGACGAGGGTGAGCTCGAAGACACGGGGGGTTGGCTTCCACCCGAGATGGTCTGGGTGTAAGGATTGAACCCGGTGTAGGTCTGATCAATCGGATTCGATCCGAGGGTACGCCATCCGAATCCAGCGTCTCCGGTGATATCACCAGCGGTATAACCGTTGGCGGTAGAGGCAGCGATGCTGCTGGAGGGGTAGAAACGTTCGAACGTGACCGAACTGATCACATCGCCCATCTCTTCGGGGAATTGTTCCTGTTTAGTGAGTTTGAGCCAGGCGGAAGTATCAACGGTCCGGCGATAAATCTCCGGTCCGATACGCCCAGCTTCTTTAACCAGCAACTGCTGGATTTCATAAGTCGTAGCCATATTAGTATTATTTCCTTTCAACCTTCCCCGCTCGCGCAAAGGGTAGGTTATGATTTATAATGATTCTGCCAGTCCCTATCGGGGCTATCCAGTTTCACTATATCTTCAAAACTTTTCCCTGGCGGCATCCCAGAGCTTTTAATGCCCGAATTCTGCTAGACCATCTCAATCTTTATAGGTCTTATTCAGTAAGGATCTCAATCTTTATACCTGCACTGAACTAGTTAAAAGTATCAACCGGATGGAACGTGTCAATAGCTTTAACAAATTTATTTCATTCCTCGTTCAAGGGCTTCAACAAAGCTGACATCAGCCGGAACTTCCACTCCGCCACCTTTCGCTCCCCCAGATGAAGGAATCGTAGATCGAAGCTCTTTAGTGAGCTTCTCCAGCTCAGAAATGCGAGTCTGGGTCTTGGCCACATAATCTTGGAATACGTTCATAACCAGGGGCATAGCTGCCGCATTAAAGGTCAACTTGGCTTTAGCCCGGGGGTCAAGCTCAGTGTTCTCAATCTGCATGGCCTGTTGTTGAATATTGTTTAGAGCGCTATTCCAAGTTTCATTCCCCTCGATAGGACGCAACAGGGCATTTTCTTTTTGGAGGTTTTGCCACTCAGAATCATAAGCAGTTTTAACCTCTGTCTCCATTCTTTTCTGAAAAGCTGTTGCCTCTTTCTGCTCTTCGGCTTGAATCATCTGCAATACGGTATTAACATCTTTAGTTAGAACTTCTCGTCTTTCAAATACTTTTTGAAGTTCCTCTGCCTTGCTTCGAATGGCCAAGGAATCTACTGGATCGAATGCACTTGTAGCTTCTTTTAGCAGGGCGCGACGTTTGGCGGGATCTGGCTCAACCATTGCGGCGTAGATATTCCGGGGATCAACTCCCTCGTAAAGCTTGCTGATATCGGAAACCTCTTTCTGAATGCCGTTCAGGGGCTCAGTAACTGCCTGCTTGTATTCCTTGGTGGATTCCAGCCTGGAGAACTTCAACTCATTCTCATACTCATCTCGCTCCTGTTTGAGAGTGTTTAACTGATTCTGCAAGTCAATCTGCTCCACCGAATTAGTCGGGGCATCAGAAACTTTTTCTTCCATTTCTTTTAATTTTGTGCGGGCTTCGCGCAAATCTTTGGTCAGGCGGGCCCAAGCTGTCTGAGCCTCTGGCTTAAGATTTTCTGGAGCTTTAATATCCAATTCATCGGAAACAACCTCTGTCTTTGTGACTTCTTCCTGTCCAGTCATCCGCCGAGTCAAAATATCCAAAGGATTGGTTGTGGAGGAAGCGTCGGTCTTGGCCACCTCAACGGGTTTCGCGATCTCAGCTGGGGCCGTTACAGCGGTTGCAACAGGAGCTTCTGCTACGAGAGCCTCTGCTACGGGAGCTTTATCTAGAGCTTCAAATCCGGCGTCAAATGCGTCAGCAAAATTAATATTATTCGATTCCGTTGCGGTTGCTGTGGGTTCTGCGGTCGCTGTTTCACTCATAGTTTATTTTCCTTATTACTGATTTGTTTCTTCTATTTTGGTTTCCCAAGGTTCTGGCAAGTTTGAAGGCTCACCTGGTTCTTCTGACAGTGTTGACAGTACACGTATTGCCTCAAAGTAACCTTCTCTTCGAGCATTTAGAGTCGCGTTCCAATCAATAAAATCGACATTTGGGGGAGGAAGAGTTGCGGATGGGATGCCTAAATTTAATAGGACTTGTATCAAAGATTCACCGGCTTCTGATTTGCAGAAGACTTTCCAAGCGTTCTTGAGATCGGCTCGTTTATTCCAATCGTTTAACGTCATGCTTTTGGCGCGTTGGGTGTACTCATCGCAGTACGGAGATTAGCTGCGGCTTGCGCGTCTTGTAAAGCTAATTTTTGTTTTAATTCCGCTTCTTTAAAACGAGCGTCGAGCTGTGCTCTCTCTTGCTTGAGTTGCATGTCGAGTTGATGCTCCTGCATTTTCATCTGCATCTGGGGCGAGATACCTTGCACTTGACCTTGCTCTAAAGCGGCTTGCTGTTGTTGTTCGTTGGCGACTCGGATATCCTGCTCGACGTCCCTCTGTAAATTCACAACGGCTTCACGTAAAAGATTCATGGCGAGTTTAGCTTGGCCAATTTCCTGTTGTTTTGTTTTGTCATCAACAATCTTGACTAGATGCTCATTCGAGTGCTCGTATATCATAGTGAGGAACATCATGGTCGCTTGCTTATCCTGAATCTGGTTATTCTGAACAGCCTGAACAATGGGTTGAGTTTCTTTCAAATGAACGGCCAAATGAATCGCATGGTTTTCATTAGGCATTACTGTTACTTGTCTGCCGGCTTGCATCGAACCATTTTCAAGTTCTGCAATCTTGGCGTCGGCAGGAATACGATTCTTAACATTTGGATTGGGTAGATAGCGGTCAACCTGATCGTAACCAACGCGGGCGGCCACGCGATCACGAATTGCATTGATCTGGCCAAGTTCATCAAATCTGGGCAGCATCTGCATGAACTCGTTAAAAGCGGACAAGCGGGCTGCGGGAGACCCGAGTCCAACTGCTTTTACAGCGTCAACATCATAGACAGCTTTGACTGCCTCCCACGGAACGCCACGTTCCTCAAGCCTGCTACGGAATTTTTTGGCTTCAGCAGATCCTTCTTCCCCGGGAACCCATGTATCGCGTTGGAGTCTCCTAAACTGCTCGCGAAGCAAACGTCCCCAAGGAACATAAAACAAATTCATAGAATTCGTGGTGAGGATTGCTTCGTTGGCTACTTGAGCCTCTACTTCGGTCGCCGTGCGAGGATTCCCAGTGGGAGCAGTCATTTGAGTGCGATAGGAGCCGGTATTGCTCTGACGAACCATTGCCATTTCGTCTACGATGGGCTGAACATTTGCAGCCAAGTTTGGGTACTGCGTCTGCACAACATTTAATCCTGGAGGAAGGAAGGACAGGGGTCCGGAGTAGGCCATTGTCATCTTGGATACGTCCTCGGCGCTTTGAGGCTGTAAAAGAACTGAAGTCTGCAACATGGCTCCGTCTGCCATTGCGCAACGCAAGCGATTGGTCATCTGAATGTGCGGGAAAATCTTATAACCTAAACCTCGAATTGAATGATAAAGACCGTTTCCAACACCGTAAGTAAAGATATGGAAAGCCTCCGAAGCAGACTTAAATCTATGAAGTTTTTTAAATAGAAAATCGCCGGAACCGTTGCGAAGTCCAATCGCGTGAGAATAAGACCCATCAAATTCTCTTACGTAATAGTGGACGACGTGAACTTCTTTTGCCCGAACGTGGGCAAAATAAAGGTCGTTTGACTTCAACTGCCTTTGCAATTCTTCCCAGTTGAGACCGTCGGAGGGGAAGGTTGTGGTGGCATTGCGGATTGCGTCTCTCACTGCGTCTACATTCCAACCGGCTTGTTCTGCAATTTTTGGATTTTCGATATATTGGTAAAGTTCGTGAACTAAATAAATTCTTCGAATAGCAGCAAACTCTACTTTGTCTTCCGTAGCGGGGGTTCCGCGGGGAATGAAGAAATCTCCGATTGGGCAAACGGTCCACTGCCAGTTCCGCTCATCTTCAAAGTAAGCGATACCTAGACCTTGAGATACAAAATAATAGGAAAGCAACTGCTGTTTAAAATAAAAGCTTGGCCAATCCTTTGTCACAAGACGTGTGAACTCTTCTGCAATTATAGAAGCATACTCTTCACGCTGGCTTTCATCGCCAAATCTAGTTTTAATATTAACCAGTCGATCGACGGAAGTAACCAAATCGTTATACGAAGTTAAGGCTTTTTCAAGGTCTGCCCCGGCTTCGCCAAAATTCAGATTGGCTCTATAACTTTGGCCGAGTCTACGAAGTACAACGGGATCATAAGGAGCGGCCCCGTCAAACATATCCATAATGCGGGCGCGATCACGGGCTCCCTGTTCGTCCGCCAAGTATAACTGTTGATATATGGAGAAAAGTCCGCTCTGGTCGGTAATTCTAGTTTTTGGTGCTTTTCCGTTTTCGGATAGCGTTTTTAGGTCATCGTCAGGAACGGAATTTGTGTTATATTTGGGTTCCACAAGTCCGACTAGTATGGGGGAAGCCAATATTCCTGTCAATCATCCTTTTTAAGAATTCAAAAAGGAGGATTCCGATACGGCCGCGTCCAGCTTCTTAGCCTGCGCCTGCCAAGACGATCGAAGTTTACCGCCAACTAGAGAGCCCGCTGAGATACCAAGTTTTTGTCTGGCTAGGTCTAGGCCGAGAAAGAAGGCATCTGCTAAATCGGGCGACTTACCTAAACGTAATTTATAATCTCTCTTGGGTTCAACTGTTACTTTACCCCCCGCTGTAGTATTGTATTTCCTGCCAGTCATTTCTTTTGCAAGATCTGGTACAATTCCCCTCAACTGCCCCGACCTCATGTACTCCACGCCGGAAAACCAAAGTTCTGTAACTCGATTGGTATACTTGTCTAAGCCGCGAATAGGGTTGGTTATACTGACGGGAAGTGTTGAGGCTTTTTCACCAAACTTGATTCGTAAAACTCGGTTTGACCATATTTCAGATAAAATGTCGCAAAAAGGGTCTCCCGCTCCGGTGGCGTCTATAGCCAATCTTTCGGGGGGCACGCCGGACTCTTGGCAGACTCGCATGACTTCTTTAGCAATTTGAAAGTTGCGGGGCTCTGCTTTAGTTACGTCTTCACGAAGATTGTGAAATTTATGTAATGCGACCGCCGGACCAGACTCTTCGGTTTGGCCGTACTTAAGAATGGCTAACACAGATCTATCTCCCCCATTGGTAAACGCGGGGTCAAATCCGGCCAGGTAAAGAGGGGGCTGAGACCATCTTGGCTCTTTAGTGACATCATACTTCCTGAAGTCGGCTTCTGAATATATGCCTTCCTCCGCGCCAACGGGTGCGGGGAAGCTCCGTATAAATCTCCAGAAAGACAGGGAGTTCTCGCCTTCGTTATCAATCGCGTACTTAACCTGCTTGGAGGTTAATAAAAAAGGCCATTTGTCGTCGTGTTCAATGTTTGGTGTTTTTAATCCGTCAAGGTGAATACACTTCCCCGTTTTTGTTTCCCATTCCTCGGCATCGACTGTAATAGAATTCCATCCGTCTTTGGGTGTCGAAAATACTCCGAACGGATCATATTGAGAATTAAAGTTTCCTAGAGCAACGCATTGGAAGTGGGGATTCGCATTAAGATTGGAGATAGCTTCAAAAACGGAATTAGTAACGTCCGTTGCCTCGTCGATAATCAGAAACACTCTCTTGTTCTTTAACCCAATAAGTTTCGCCGTGGCCTCTTTTTCTTTGTCTGGGCTTGAGGGAACTAGGGTAATTGATGAACGATCTGATGCTTCGCCGGATTCGGATACGTCGAGAACGATCTTTCCCATGGAGTCTACCAACTTTCCAGGAAGTCCTGGAACCTGCATATACCTCTCGCGGATAGAACCCCATAATCGTTTACGAGCTTCTCGAACGCTGGTAGTTGTTACAAGCACGAGAGTTTCATGCGGGGCGCAAAGCCAATTTACTAACCCCCACATAGCCATTGTCGAAGTTTTTGCGGAAGACTTTGGCCCGGAAATGGCCAAATAATTTTCCTCGCAAGCTCGTTCAATCATCCACTCCGCCCAAGGATGCCAGTGAAAACCATTCTTGCTTTTTGTTTTATGGTAGGGCCAAAGAAGATTTACTATATTCTTAAAATGCTGAGCTTTGCCCAAGCCTCCGTCTTCGGGCTTCAATCCCATTTTGAAGGCCAATAATTCAATGTCGAGGTCTCCGGCTCCGTCTGGCCAGGACTTTCCATATTTTTCTATAGACAAGGGACCACTCTGCATAATTACTTGACAGTTGTCAATTTGAGTTCACTCTACCCAGCACGATGAACATACCCCTAAAAAATGAACAGTTGTACAAAAGGCAAAGTCGGAGAGCGTGAGTGGCGCGACGTCCTCAAGGCGAAGGGCTTCGAAGCGCGCCGTGGTCGGCAGTTTTCCGGGAGTCCGGAATCACCCGACGTTGTCAGCAACCTCCCATTTCACTTTGAGGTCAAGCGGGTTGAGGCCCTCAACATTAACAAAGCTATGGAACAGGCCAAACGAGACAGTGGCAAGAGTGTGCCAGTGGTGGCCCATAGAAAAAACAAGTGCGCGTGGCTTGTTACGATGGTTGCGGAAGATTGGCTTAAACTAGTTCGTGAAAAGCATTCAGACGCTTGTTCAACTGCACCCGTGGCAGGAGAAATCAAAAAGTATTATACTTCAAGCAATTCGGAACCACTCGATCGCGCTGGATTGCTCTGATACTGGTACCGGAAAAACTGTCACGGCTTGCGCTGTGGCAAAAGAACTTGGTTTTGAGTTCGCCATCATCGCCCCCAAGATTGTACTTCCAGCCTGGAAAAATTGGTGTAGCACTTTTGGGCTCCAACCTAAATTTGTTTTAAACTATGAAAAACTTCGAACTGGAAATACCGAATTTATAAAAAAGCTCGGGAACAAACAATGGGATTGGAGGCATAAGGGCAAAACCTTCCTCTATATCTTCGACGAGGTTCATCGCTGTAAGAGTTACAAATCACAGAACGGGGCGATGCTAGAAGCCGCGGCTGGGTCGAACGTTCTCATGCTGTCTGCTACTGCCGCGGGGAGTCCTATGGATATGCGTTTTACTGGTCGACTTCTCGGTCTACACAATGGGGTTGATTATTTTAAATGGCTACATAAGAACGGTGTAGTCAAGGCTCCGTGGGGAGGAATGACGTTCCGCGGAGGTAAGCGTGTGTTGACTGACATCCACTCGAAGATATTTCCAGCTAAAGGAGTTCGGGTGCGTATCAGCGAGTTGGGGGATGCTTTCCCAAGTAACCAGGTTAACGCAGAGGTATTAGATATTTCACCCAAGATAGGTGAGCTTTACCAGAAGGTTGAAGAGGAAATTTT